AGAAAAGTTTATGGAGCTTAGAAAAGCTGGTTTAGACAAAGGTGGAGAGTTTTCACCAGAGAATCTTGCTTTTAAAGAATTGCGTAGATCAGGAGATGTTGAAAGGTTAGTACAGGGTTTACTTGCAAAGAAAGATAAACAATTATCATTAGATAGCGTTCAACATTTACAAGAAAAGAATTTTAAATCGTTTATGAGTGTGTTTAATAAACGTGGCCCACGACATAGACAAATTAGTGTAGGATTAAATAAATTAGGTAATATAGGTACAAACAAAGTTGCTAGTATTGGTATAGTAGCACAAATGCACAAACGTAAGAAAGGTGATACTGTACAAGCTCATAATCTTAAAAAGAAGCATCTTGGCGGTGGACCTATTGCTAACGATATTGCAAATAATATTATTGCTCAGTATAATTTGGATATAAATAAAATTAAGTCCGGTCACCCTCGCAAGCTTAGTACAAGTAACATAGAAATTGGATTCGACCCACAGAGAAATACCTTCTATTTGCGTAAGTATTAACACTTATGCCTGATATCAAACTTTTAGCTGAAAAGTACCAAACTGTTCAAGAAAATAAGCTTGAAAATGTTGTTAACCAAATTAACGTTAATACATTGCTTGAGTATTTTGTTAAAATGTCAAAAGAGAGTAACGATGTATTAACAGCATTCAGTAAAGTTTATATAGCACGAGCTCAAGGTAAAGAGTTAATGAAAGAGAGTGTGGTAACGAGTAATGAAGATACAAAACTTGCTGTACTATGTATTGAAAAAGTATTAAAACATTTAAAAGAAACTGAAGACGAAAATTTTTGTTTAGCGTTTGAATCAATTATTTTAGAGTCTAGTAACGAGAGTAGAGACTTAGGTATTGTGCTTGAAGCAGGGGGTGGTTTTTTAAACAAAGTAGGTAAAGGTATTACAAATTTTGCAAAAGGTGTGGGTAATGTCGGTACTGCAGTAGGTAAAGTTGGTAGTGCAGTGGGTAAAGGTATCGTTAATACAGCTACTGGCGTAGGTTCTACTGTTGGTAAAGCTGTTGGTGGTTTTGCTAGTGGTTTAGTTGGTGGTGCAATAAGTGGAGCTAAAAGCGGCTATAGTAGTGCTAGTGGTGGTGGTGGCGGGGGTGGAGGTGGTGGCGTGGGTAGTGGTGATAAGCAAGATGCAGCTAAAGATGCTGCTGCCGATGCAGCTGCTGGTCTCAACACACCTCAAGCAGCTCAACAGTCCCAAGCTACCGTTACTCAAATTAATGCTTCTATAGGTAAAATTAGACGTAGAGACTTATTATCTATTAAAAAGAATATCGATGCAAGATTGTCCGCTTTAGATGCTAAAGCTGTTGCCAAAAAACCAGGAACACAAGGAGCACCAGTAACACCAGTAACACCAGGAGCACCAGGAACACAAGGAACACAAGGAACACAAGGAACACAAGGAGCACCAGTAACACCAGGAACACAAGGAGCACCAGTATCAAAACAGGAAAGTGTTGCTGAAACCACTATTAAAGAATTCTATATTATCAATAATAAGCACTTCCGTAAATAAGTGTTAAATGAGTTTAGCACCGGACATACAACAATCGATTCTTAACAAGAGTAGAAAAGACAAGTTTTTACTTGTTTTAAACTTGCCTCCTATTCTTAAGACTATTAACACGTCTAACCAAAATGCCCGGGCTTTAAGTAATATCAGTTTAGATGCTTTACAGTTTACAATACATGGGGTTGTAGTACCAAAAACAACTATACCTGAAGTGGACTTAACATATTCTACTCAGACTACTAAAGTAACAAGTTATACGAGACCACCCCACGAACCAGTAACAGTTAGTTTTACTGTAGACAACCAATTTAACAATTGGTGGGTATTATGGTTTTGGTTGAATGTAATTAACAATACTGCTCAAGGTACAACTAACTACAATAATATACCAACCACTCAAAATTTTAAAAATATAGATAACTATCAAACCAATATTACTATATATGGTTTAGATGAGTATAACAATAAAAAGATACAGATGGATTATATAAAAGCGTTTATAACCGGTTTAGGGGAAATAGTATATGATTATAGAGATGGAAGTCTTATGGAATCCTCGTTTACATTTGTTTTTAGTCAATTAAACGCGCAATTACTTTAATAAAAACGATGTTTTAGTGTTAAAATATCATAAATAATAGTAGAAAACTTTACTATTATGGCATCTACACGCACTATTCAATCTCCGGGCGTAGAAATTCGCGAAATCGACTTATCTACAAGAGCAATAACTCCAGTCGGTACTAACGTACTAGTTACCGGTTTTGCCCCTCAAGGACCAACTTATGAAATCGTTGAACTAAATTCTTTAAGCGACTTTCAAAATGTGTTCGGTACGCCCACTAATGCTGCAGAGCGTTATTTTTACTATTCTGTAAATCAATTATTTAATGCTGGTGGTAATCCAATTATTAAAGCAATACGTTTACCATATGGTACTGGTGCAGGAGAAGGTACATCAAGTAATTATAGTGCATTAGCGTTCCCAGTAATTCCATTACCAGTTTCGGTTGCAACTACTCCACTAGCAAATACTTTAGCAGGCGCTTTAACAGCGTTCAATGCAAGTACCCTTCAATTATCGGCAGCTGCAGGTTACTATTTTGGTGAACCAGCACTTGTTTCAATAACTGCAGATCAATACAATACTATCAGCCAAAGCGGTATACCATGGTCTTCAACGGGTGGTTTAAGTTCTGCTTCATTAAGTAGCTTTGTAGTATCCGGTGCAAACGCTGTTACAAATCTTGGTAATGCGGGTTTAGTTGTTATTAACACGGCAAAAACTACGATTAATGAAAACTTCCAAGGTTATTATTTAAATCTTGCAGATTCTTGGAGCAATAATCCATCTACACCTTTTGATGATGCAGTTAATGTATATACAATAGGTGCTAGTTATTTTGTTGATGGCAATCAGGCTGCAGATAGCTCTTATACGATTATACCATCCCCACGTATTGGTTTTACTTTATCTGCTCCAGCTTCATCAAGTGTTACATGTCTTTCCCATGACATTGAAAATATACCAACATATAATATTGCAGCTTCAGGTTATGGTGATAGTGCAATTATTTCGTTATTTAAACTACGTCCATCTCCATTCTCGCAAAATACCACACAATTACAATATGTATTGCAAGAAGGTTATACAGGTTCATTCTATGTTAACCGTACAATACAAGATGTAAACGGTGGTGTACCGCAATCCAGTTTCCTACAAACGTCAATTAACAATGCTTCAAATAATATTGAAGTGTTTATTAACCCATATATTTCTAATAATGTAAACTGGTTAGATAGTAATGGTAATTCAACAAAACTAGTAAGAACATACAAAACTACTACAGGTACAGATAACGATCAACAAGGCTATAACACATATGGTCCTTATTTGTCTGCTGCATTTGCAAGTGCTGTTTTATTCAAACCGGTTAATAATCTTTATGCATTAGGTGTATATTCTAATTCATTACCTCTTAATGGAGCTAAAGCAATTGGTATTGTTTCACAGAAATTACAATATGCTCTTAACATTGCAGAAAATACAGATGTAGTAGATATCGATATTACTGTTGATGCAGGTCTTTCAACAATTTCAGCTGTACAAAGCTTAACTGGTGCAAATGCGCAATATGATGATACCGCAATTAACGCGGATTTAACATCTCAACTTAATGCACTTACTACTTCAGATGGTAGTGTTGTAAGTAATAATTTAATAACCGGTTGGCAAACAGTTACAAATATGTTTGTACAATTTGCAAGTCAGGTACGTAAAGATCATTACTTTATCTCTGATCCATTGCGTCATATTTTTGTTACAGGTCCAAATAACAAGACAATAAACAACAAGAATAATAATTTCTCGCAAAACATATATTGGCCATTACGTAATTTGTTTGGTAGTATTAATACAAGTTATGCTGCAACATATGGTAACTGGGTGTTAGCGCAAGACATATTCACTTCCCAGAGTGTATGGTTGCCATTCTCTGGTTTTGCTGCAGCAATGACAACAGCAAGCGATGCAAACAATTACGTTTGGACTGCACCAGCTGGTTTAAACCGCGGTATCATTACCGGTGTGAGCGATATTGCTATTAACCCACAACAAAAACAACGCGATTTACTTTACAAAGTGTCTATCAACCCTGTAGTATATTTCCCTAACGAAGGATTTACAGTATTTGGTCAAAAGACCTTGTTAAAAGCACCAAGCGCATTTGATCGTATTAATGTACGTCGTTTATTCCTCTACTTAGAAAAAGCTACAAATCAAACAATGAAGTTCTTTATATTTGAACCAAATACTACTTTCACACAAAGTAGAGTGGTAAATACATTGACACCTATATTTGAGTTAGCTCGCAACACGCAAGGTTTATATGATTATTTGTTAGTATGTAATGCAACAAACAACACTCCAGCTGTTGTAGACGACAATACACTTGTAACAGACATTTATATTAAACCGGTTAGAACAGCAGAATTTATCTTAGTTAATTTTTACGCAACTAAGACTTCTCAAAATTTTAACGAGCTTTTATAATATAACATTTAAATAAATTTATGGCACAGACAATACAAGACTTCTATAGAGTAGCACAAGAGCGCGGATTCGCACGTGATTTCATGATGCGAGTTCGTTCGCTTGGACAAAACACATTTGTTGAAGATGATTTTGTTTATATTACAACAAAACAGCTTCCGGATCGTCAAATTAGTAATCAAAAAGTACCTTACATGGGGCTAAACTTTAATGTACCAGGTACAGTTGATTATGTTGGTTCAGATGGTTGGGAAGTAAAATTCTACAACGATCTCAAAGGTGTTATACGTAAAAAACTTGAAGATTGGCAAATTAAAAGTGTATTTAATGATGCTACAAGCACTGGTGATCTTTCATTACGTGGTACGGATAAAGTTATACAACTTGATCTAATTGACGAAAGTCAAAACGTACTCAACACTTACAAGCTGTATGGCGTGTATATTGTAAATATAGGCGCAGTTACAGGATATGATAATGCTGGTGCTGGTAAACCATTAGATTTTACAGCTAAACTAGCATATCAATACTGGAGACACGTTTAATATATAAAGTTTTAATTCAAAGCCCTGTTAAAAGCAGGGCTTTTTTTATGTACATACATTAAGTATTATAAATGGATAGAGGTATAACAGATTTTTATAAAACAGCTACAAGTCGTGGATTCGCGCGTACCAACCTATTTAGAATTAATTCTATATCAAGAGGTAGGGAAGATATATACAAACCAGACGGGGGTACAACAGGTACTAAAAAAGGAGATAATTTATTCTTATACACTCAATCTGGCGTAATCCCATCCCGCCTTATAACTACTACTTCTGTAGATTTTAAAACATTTAAATATACTGTTCCTATGGTAGCTCAATATCCGGAATCAGCTAGCTGGGCTGTAACATTTTATTGTGACAGAGACTACATACTAAGAAACGTATTTGAAAAGTGGTCAGTAGATACATTTGATGAGCATACCTCTTTGTCTAACAAACCTAATTGGTGGGATTGTAATATTGAATTGCATTTATTGAGTAATTCTAGTAGTAACAAAGATAATGCACCTATATTACGCAAATATAATTTGATAGGTGTGTTTTTACAAAACACAGGCACTATTGAATATTCTCTTGGAGCAGCAGGGGATATAGCTAAGATTCAAGCCACTTTAGGTTTTCAATACATTACTTCTGAAGATTTATTACAATCTAAACTATAAATATATTATATGTCAAACGTGCGCGGACAAACAATTAGAGATTTTTATAGCAATGCTTCAAGGTATGGTTTCGCTCGAGATTTTCAATTTAGAATTACAACATTTGATGTAAATGGGGTTTCGTTAGAAGAAGATAATTTGATATTTTTAAAGACAGCTAATTTACCAAGTAAAACTATTAGCACGACTGCTGCACCGTTTATGGGGTTAGATTTTCAAATACCGGGTACGGTTAAATTTGAAAGTAATAATGCATGGAATGTTACTTTTTATTGTACACAGAATTATATGTTGAGGAACTTTTTAGAAGATTCAATGTCTAATACGTTTGATGAAAGAACTTCAACAGGTGATATGGAGCCAAAAGATTTAAATCAAAATAAAATTGTACTTGCTTTGTTTGATGATCAGTTAAACATAATAAAAACCTATACATTATTAGGGGCGTTTATTACTAAAATAGATGACATAGCCTATGATTTAACTAAGTCTGGGGGTATAGTTGAAGTTAAAGCCACTATTGCATATCAATACTGGGAAACTGGTCCAGACACTGGTGTTTCTTTTGGCTTGAAATTAGGTAACGGTATAGGTGGAGCAATCGGACAAATTGGTAGTAATATCGCCAATAAACTAGTTAACAAAACTATTAATAAATTATTAGGGGGCAGATAATGTCTTTTTTAATTGGACCAAAAGCTAATGCCCAAAACGCTGGCTCTGAGGTCAATACGTTTATAAATTTTTTAAGTAACCCGAATACCCAAATTCCGGTAGATTCAAATTTTCTTATAAGTTTTGAATTACCTAAAGCATTAACAACAAATATTTGGTCAGACCAATCAATAGATATAGGATACAATCCGTGGGACACGTACGAGAATAATTGGGATGTAGATTCATCTCTTAAAACGTTAAGCGAAGAATTAAAAAAACAAACACAAGGGGTGCACGGCGGTCCAGTATGTTTGTTTGCACAAGGTGTAAACATACCAGGGGAATCTGTTGGGGCTAACAGACCAGGTGTGCTGGATGGAGCAAGTGGCGGCTTAATTAGTGGTATAGTTAGTACTGAGCGTACTCAATATGATACCTTAAAAATGGATTTTTTAGAAACTAACAGGTCGTTTTTAGATTACGTAATGCGCCCATGGATAACGCTTGTAGGGCATTACGGTCTAATAACACGTAGTAAAGACTCTACCCAAAATGTTAAAACAGATATAACTGTTACATATTACGACAAAAATAATAGTAAAACTAATGCAGGTATTAGAAAAATATTTGTGTTTCAAGGCTGTGCACCTGTTTCTCTTCCTGAATCTTCTTACTCATATGGTAAAGCAGAAATAAAAATTGTACCAACGAGTTTTGCTTTTAACAAATATACATTGCTGTATACTCAGGGAAAAGGATAAAGATTTTTTTAGTAACACAAGTAAGTTATTGAAATGGCATTTACTTATGGAGTTAAACTACCCGGATTTGATAACAAAAAAATATGGGTAAATGAAATTACATCCAAGCTTTATAAAGACTTGGTTAAATCCCTTTATAATAATGACAGTACAGAGTTTGTATATCATTTAAACCAGCTTATAGAACACGCGTCTCCTGGGATACTACAGGGTGGCCTTAATGTTGTAGACAAGATTATATTATTGCTTCAGATCCGGTCTATTTGTATTAGTCCAGATCTTAAACTCAAGGCTAAATGCGTTGAAACTAAAAAAGAATTCGAATATACAGTACGTATTGAAGATTTGGTTTTTAAATTAGAAAGCGCTATTTATAATAAAACTATATCATATGAAAAAATAGTAATTAAACATAGTATTGTTAAAGCTATAGATGAAATACATTTTGTCAATTTAGAATCAGAAAAAGCTTTTAGTTATCAATTAGCATCATGCATAGACAAACTTATTATAAACAACAAAGAGATTGATTTCAAAGATATTGGATTTGAACGAAGAGTTGAAATAGTTGACACCTTGCCTTTGTTCTTAACAACTAAAATTTATGAGTCTTTGTTGTTAACAGAAACAGAGCTATCTAAAACAAAATTATTAGTTATACCTTCCCCCTATAGTAAAACTCTAGTTGTAGATTTACCAGTTACAAGTAATACTAACATTTTACTTGAATTCTGTAAATTAATATTTAATGACGATTTAATAAATTTGTATAAAATTAATTTGAACTTAATTAGTAAAGCTAATTTTACTCCTGATTATGCAGATAGTATAACTCCAGCAGAACAGCTATTGTATTGGAATCTTTATGTGCAACAAGTACAAGAAGAAATAGCTGCAAGTAATACAAAAACAAACAACAGTAATATTCCAAATTTCGACAAAGGCATACCGAATGGATTTGCTTGATAAGTAATATTACAATGATAAGTTAATATATGAGTAGTAATTACAATGATGTTTTGTCAGTTTTAGATGCAATTAACAAAGAGGCAATGTTACCTCTTTATATACCAAGTTTGCAAAAAACAGTAAATTTTAAAAACATTAGCACAGGTCAGCAAAAAAGTATATTAAAAGCTGCAGTAGACAACCCAGTTTTTCAAACACGTTTTACAATAGCTTTTTATAACTTATTACAAGAAAACTGCGAAGACCAATCTATTGTAAACAAATTAACTACTATTGATGCAGCTGCAATTGCAATACAATTACGGGTACTTGCTTCGGGTCCAGAATATGTTTTACAACAAAACAACAATAGATACAAAATTAATTTACAAACAATTATAGACAAACTTAAAGCGGTTATTATACCTGAAGGGGAAACAATAACAAATAGTAATTTTAGTATACAGGTTGGTGCGCCTCTTATTTCTGAGCATTATGATATAGAAAAACAATTAAGAGAGAAAAATATAAACGACCAACAATTATTGAATGCGCAGATTACAGAAACTATAGGGGATGCATTTGTAGGAGAGATTTCAAAATTTATTAAAAGTATAAAAGTTACATATAATAAAACAACACAAGACGTAAACTATACATCTCTTTCTTTTGCAAAACGTCATTCTTTACTTGAAAAAATATCTAATAATTCCATACAAGGTGTATTAAAGTATATGGAAAAATATGTTACTGAACAAAAGGATTTATTAACTGTTTCAGGTACTAATGTTAATACTGGTGAGGTGGTTAATGATTTGATACTTTTAGTAGACAGCACTCTGTTTATTGTGAGTTGATAACTCTTTTACTGTACTGCACCTAAGTAATTAGGTATATGGCAGAGCAAACTAACGATCCAGGTTTTATTTCCTCTTTAATGGCAACATTAAAGCCGAAAAATACTGACGTTATACCGCAAAAATGGCTGGATACGATGTTGGCTAATTCAAACACCAATAATGTTCAGCTTAGAGCACTTATTACTAGTGTAAACAATGGTAATAAGACACTAGTAACACAAAACATGTTACAAGTCAATACTTTAGATACTATTTCTAAAGCTATAGGGCCATCTTTTAAACAGACTATGCTTGATTCGTTCAAGGCTTACGATAAAGAGTTCAAAAATTCAGATACTGCTAAAAACGAAGATAAAAAATACAACGATCGTAAAAAACAAAAAGATAGTGAAGAAGTGGTGAAGAACAAAAAATTAACCACAGATCTGTCTAAACAACTATCCGAAAATATTACTTCAAGCAGTGTGGGTAAAGGAGCTTCAGGTGACCTCGAAGGAGCTGCAGCTGCAGAAGCAGGTCTTGCAGTAGTTCAAGTACAACCAGTTAGCATTGCAGAGATTAAACCAGAAGTGTTAGAATCTCTTAAAAAAATTTATACTACCTCTATAAATAGTACGCCTACTGCTCAAATAAAAAATCCTTCAACAGAAAATAACAGTGTAGGTGGTACCAGTATATTTGGTGCCGGGTTAAGTATACTAGGTGACAATTTAAAAAAATTAGGAAGCCCTGAAGCACTTAAAGGTGCAGCTACATTAACATTGTTAGGGGTAGCTTTGTATGCTTCAGCAAAAGGTTTTCAAGCTTTTTCAACTGTTAACTGGGAAGGAATGGCAAAAGGGTTTGTAGCTCTGTTAGGTTTAGTTGGTATAACTAAACTACTAGCTGCTTCTTCTGTAGAAATGATTATAGGGGCTGGAGCTATAGCTATATTAGGAGTTGCTCTAATAGCTGCAGGTAAAGGTTTTCAAATGTTTGGTGAGCTTGATTGGGAGGCTGTAGGTAAAGGGTTTACTGCTATACTAGGTTTAGGCGCGGTAGCTATTGCAATAGGCTTATTTTCAGAAGTAGCTATACCAGGAGCTATAGCTATCGGTATATTAGGTCTAGCATTATTACCATTTGCTTTAGGTTTATATACTATAGGTAAAGCTATAACGTCTTTTATTAATAATGATTTTACTAAAGTTAACGAAAGTATTAAAACATTATTAAAATTTGGTTTAGTTGGTACGGTATTAGGCTTAGCTACTCCATTTTTAGTTGCAGCTGCTGTCGGGTTAACCGCATTTGGTTTGTCATTATTACCATTTGCTTTAGGTTTAGTAGCAGTTAACGGGCCCCTGTCAGCTTTTACTACACATTTGCAAGCACTAGCTAATATATCTGCATTAGATATACTAGCATTAAGCGGAGCAGTAGTAGCATTAGGTGCTGCAATTGCAGGTTTTGGGGCTGGTGCGGCTGCAGCTGGTATCGGTAATTTTGTAGGTGGTTTGTTTAGTAAAATTTCTGGTGCTAAGTCACCTATAGATCAATTAATAGAAATAGGGCAGCAATCAGCTAATCTTGGAAAAGTCACCTCTAGTATAAGTGAATTAAAAGCTAGCTTAGCAAGTTTTGGGGATATAAAGGGTAACTTAGACCCGCTTAAAAATTTTATTAGTAGTGTTAATAGTATAAATTTAGCAAAATTAATAGCATTAAGTTCAGCTTTAACTTTAGTACCTAGTGTACCTGCTTCAATTAATAACCCAAAACTTGTTAACAATCTACCTAGCGCGGAACTGGTTAATGATAATTTAAATAATAATTTACCTACATCATTACCTTCATCTTTAGTACCTACTTCTTTTACGACTACACAAGCAGCTAAACTCGGTAGTTTAACATTAACGCCTGAGTCAAAAGAGATAATGATGGAAACTCCATTCTATAAATTACAAGAGACACAGGTAAGATTAGCTCAAACCATGGTTAGAAAAATGGATGAGCTTATCAATTCTCTTGAACCGATAGCTACTTCTAATGCGCAAAATGCATCAGTGTCTAATAATTCAAATACAACCACTTCTATAATAAATGCTACTAATGCAAACGCAGCAGGTAAAAACAACAACGATAGTTCAGATAGGGATGTACCTTATATAGAACGTAATAAATATAGAAATACAATGATGTACGCAAGAGGTTTATTATAATATGCAATCTAATTCTTACACAACTTCAGGGGACGGCTCAAATTTTATACCCCCGGGTTATATTGGGCAGTTATTTAAATGGCAAGAATCTTCTGATAAATTAGGTGCACCCAAGTTAGTACCTACTAGTACAACTACAATCGAAGTATTTGATAAATTTCCTTGGACTTTAACACCACGCGAAGGTAGACAGCATATACCTAGAGCTATTATAACTGAATATAGACAAACTCAATCAAGCGAATTAAGAGGTTATTTATATAGTATACGTGGTAAGGTCAGTGATTTGACTATAGCTAATAAGGTCGGGTCAACTCAATCTATTGCTGGGGCTTTTCAATCTTTAGGGCAAGTAGTCAAAACAGCTTCTACTATAACTGGTAATGGAATAGTAGGAACCGCCATACAAACAGCTGCAGCTGCTACTGTAAATGCATCTACTGCAGTTGCAACATCAATATTAGATAAAGC